GAGTTATAAATATACACCTCCCAGTTGCCACCGTTATCACTATAGAATTCACCTTTTATCTGCACACCCATTATTTACGTCTTGTTCTACTTATTGTTCCGTGTTGTCTATTACTACTTAAAACTATATCTCTACCGTACACTACTGTCTCAAGTGTTAGTACATCGTTGCTAGTGCCGTATGTGCTACTGCTACCCATTCCTGTGCTAGTCGGATTAAATGTGCTTCCACCACCGTACGAACCATCAGCAGCCGATCCAACCTTAGTCATGTGCTGCTTTATCATACCACCGATTGCCACAAGTGCCGCACCAGCAGCGATAGCAGTTACTGCTCCAGGAATACCCAAACTAACCGACTTTAATAGTGCCAAACGTGCCACACCAAAAGCCATTAACATCTTACCAAATTCGCCTAAGAACTGCCCAAATGAACCGAGTAGATTTTCGCCAAATCTATCGATCGCCTTTGTGCTTCCAGCCATTTCTTGGCCTAGTGCATCAATAAATCCAGCAAATGAATCAACAATAAAATTCTGCAAAGAGTTTCCAATGTTTTGCATGGTAGACTCCCATTTCCTAGCCAATTCTTCTGCTTTAAGTCCAACACTATCAATTAATGGTTCAATGTTTTTTAGTTCTGGCTTTAATTCTTTTACCCCATCTTTTACCTTCTTCAATGAACTTGCCCATCTCTCTGTGCTTAGACCAACTGCATCCATTGACACCAATGTACTTGACTTTCTACCGCTACCGCCACCATCGTCTAAATCTAGGCTTGTATCAGTTTTCTCAACTACCCCTTTTACTTTTATCTCTATAGGGTTTCGGCTTAGTGTCTGTGCTTCGTTCTTAACCGCATCTGCGAAGTCTTTAGCATCTTGCTTCATTGCATCGAATGACTCACTAGCTTTCTTGCTAATGTCATCAAATGCCGCACCCATGTTTTCTTTAAAAGAACTAGATGCACGGCTAAACCCTTTTTTGATTTTGTCAATGTCCATTGTGAACACTCCAGCGATTAACTCACCTAGCCCACCAAAAAAGTCTGCTATGCTTCCACCTATGCCCTTTACTACCGACCATAAAGAAGTCAATGCAAGTTTGCCGACCTCATAAAGCAATTTGAATGTTAGTGCTACCCCGTTAATACCGACTCGCAGCATCTTTGAACTATCGTACACCTCCCAGAACTTATCTGTAATTTTATCCCAGTTCCTTACTATAAGAACACCAGCCGCTACAACCGCAGCAATCGCTACGCCCCAAAGTCCCATTGATAGAGTGACACCAGTTAATGCAATTTTTAACGCTCCCAATGCTGGCAACATTAAACTAATGCCCATTAATAACGGACCAACTACTGCCGCTAATCCAGCTATCCCAATTATTATCTTTTGAACAGTAGGGCTTAAATTAGTAAACCCATCAGCTAATTTTGTGACTGTGCTTGTTAAACTTTCTATTATAGGTTTTAAGCTATCACCTATCTGAATAGCTGCACCCTCCAATGCACTTTTTAACCTTAGAAAAGCACCTTGTAGAGTATTGTCCATTGTCTCTGCCATTTCCTTGGCACTACCCTCCGCATTTAAGTAGGCAGTTGACAAGTCACTTAACTTTGTCTCGTTTTCCGCTAGTATAATTGCTGCTGCTGCTGCACGTTTATCAAATAGGTCAGTAGCCGTTACAGTCTTGTTTGTACTGTTTCGGATCTGCTCCATTGCATCACTAAACGATATACCCTTAGTGCTTAATTCAATAAATATTTGTCTTAGGCTAGTTCCTATTGTACTTGCTTCAACACCAGCATCAGCTAGGGCAGACATCATTGATACAGTCTGCTCAAAACCAAATCCAGCCGCCTTTGCAATAGGTGCTATCTTTGACATTGAGACACTAAACTTTTCAAGGTCTAAACCAGATGAACTGAATGACTTTGCCATTACGTCAGCAACCCTACCACTTTCTTCCGTAGCAATCCCAAAACCTCTCATGGTGTTGGCTGCTACCGTTGCACTTTGCGCTAAGTCCTCACCACTTGCAAGTGCTAGGTTCAATATTGCTTCCGTTGATTGTGTTATCTCCTTTGGCTTAAAACCTAGCTTGGATAAATTAAGTTGTAATTCAGCTACTTGTGCAGCCGTGTATCTGGTTGTTCTACCAAGTTCTAGTGCATTGTCATTTAACGCTTTGAACTCCGCACCAGTAGCCCCACTAACCGCCCTAACCTTTGCCATTGACTGCTCAAAGTCCGCAGCTAGTTTAACAGATGCAACTCCAACCAAGCTAAGTGGAACTGTCAAAGAACGTGTCATTGACTGTCCTAGTGACTTCATTTTGCGGCTTGTCCTGCGCATCTCACGCTTGACATTCTGCATATCGGTACTGAACTTTTTAAGGTTAGCACCTATCGCAATGTTTATTCTGTTCTTAGCCATCTAGCCCTTTTTTAGCTTTAAAGTTGTCAATTATATCCTTCATTTGTTCAAAGTCAGTACCCTCCCAAGGGAATCGAGCAATTTTCTCTAATGGTATTTGCTTTTTTGGAACGTTCACTTGAACTATCCATCTTGCAATCCATCGGGCTTGCTCCCAACCCGTTTGGTAATCTCGCTCGTCTCGATCAGCTTTCGCCTTTATAGCTATACTGAACTCTCGCAATGTCAAATTATAATAATCTGGGATTGACCAGTAACTAGCTTGCTGAACTACCCAATCCCAGAAAATTATTTTTTTTTAGCGGTTGTTTTTTTGTCTGCCCCATTGACTTTCTCCATTAAGGACTCCATCTGAGACGTCATAATTTCGCTAACCTTTGAGATGCAACTTGGGTCATCATCAACCAGGTTTATAACTTCATTTTCTGTTATTCTTTCATCGCTTTGCTGCTGACGATAGCCAGCATTAATAGCAATGGGCAGAACCGTTAAAACAAGTGTCATAATACCTACTTGGTCAATGTGTTCAATAGACTTTCCAGTCTTAGACTCAATTGCACTCAACCCACTTATTGTTAATCTAAATGGGTAATCATTTCCGTTAATTGTGATGGTATTCATAATCTATTAAGATACTGTGCCTTTAGTTACTGTTCCAGTTGGCTTCAATGATTAAAGGTCATACAAGTCCTCATATCCGTATGTTGCATCTTCTGCAAAGTAACCACTTGCTGAGATTTCGCTACCTCGTAAACCTGCGATTACTTCTTCTTGACTTGATGAGTCTTTTGTAGTTACGTCAATCGGACTCATTGAGTGAGACTCACTATGTTGTAATGCGTGTGTTAAAACTGTGCCACCGAAAGATATTTCTAAAATATTTCCGTTGAATTTTCCTGCTGTTGCCATTATTCGTTTTCGTTTTCTTTAATTTGTTTAAGTTGTGTTTCATCGGTAGTTTCAGTTTCATCACCTACTACCTCAAAGTCTTTATACGGATGCCCTTCGTGAACACTTATAATAGTGCCTTTGGCTATCTTTTTCCCGCTTGGCTTTTTATGTGCCTTTGTTAGTCTTATTTTCATTTTATGTGTATTTATACCAAATTATGTACCCTTGTAAGGTGTAATATGCTCTCGTTTCTGGATCATAGTCAACACTACTTTGACTGTCAAACCTCGCACGGCTAAAATCAAAACCCGTGTAGCTTCCAGTTGCTAAATCTAGTGCTTCCCGTGCTGCATCAGCTATCTCTATCGCTTCATTGTAGCCACTTGCATAAATGTCTACCTCTAGCAATAAGTCACCGATATTATTAGCTTGCTTGTCTGGTGTAGGTATTTGACCGCTTCGATTAAACACGATATAAGGAAGTGAACCATTCTGCGGAGCAATTCCACCGTAGATGTTACTACACAAATCAGTTAAATTACTGTTTGCTTTCAAAATATCCCCTATTGCATCTTCAAATGTCATCTTACTACTTCAAATCCTAGTTTGCGCTCTTTGTGTTCCAAATATTTCTTAACCTCTGCACTCATTTTGTTGCCTATAATCGTTTCAACAAACGAAAATGTGCGCTGCATATAGTGGTAGTTTTTATTGCTCTTTTTTATGTTGCCAGTTGCGTAGTTTACAAAGTATCCGTAGTAACCAGACCCCTCTGCTTTTTTAGCTTGTGGACCAATGTACACCGTTGCACCTTCTTTGTTACGTCCAGTAAATATCTTAATGCTTCTTCGTAGGTTTCCTGGTTTATATTTTATGTTGTTGTTTCGGTGATACGTTACAGTTCTTTTTGCGTCTTTTATTTGCCGCTTCATTATCTGTTGCGGCTGCTTTGCTTGCCTTCTAAATATCTTTTTATCGTTTCAATCTCCAAACGTTCTCTGCCTAATTCTCTAATGCCTCGTATCTCGTATGTAACACCATCTAGCAATAGTTGATCCTTTAACGTCAAACCTGAAACTGGTCTTGAAGTTTTCCAAATCGTATATCTATCGCCAGTATTCTTGTCTTGTTCCATGCCCTCAGACACTCTTTTATCTTGCTTGCTCATGTAGCATTTCTGCCACTCGGCAAATGTCTCAACGGGCGCATGACTCGCATCGCTTGTCACCGTTGGTCGCATAATTGTTACTAGCCGTGTATATCTACCAATATCCCACATTATCCAAAGTCCTTCAAACTATTATTTGCTAGTATCATGTCAACGCTCTGTGGTATCTTATTCTCGTTTACGCTCATTCCAGCCGTTTGACTGTTACGGTTGTTAAACGAATCCGCTACCAATATCTTTAAGCAATGTATCAAGTCATCTGGTATATCAAATTGATTCAGGTAACCAGCCGTAAATGCTATTTCTATCGCATCGTATCGGTTGTCTTGCAAGGTTGGTTTTTCTAAAAACTTTATTCTTGCAAAATTACCTTTGATTGAATAGAAATAATCTGTGCCATCTACCATCGTTTGCTGCATTCCATCAGCATCGTAATACTTGATACTATCAAGTGACGTTATTGGGTGCATCTTTATTTTTATGTCACAATCGTCTTTGTAATTGCGGTAATCCCGGTAATAGTGGTGATTGTAGCTATATTCTCCGTTGTAGTTATTCCAGTCATCCAAATAAGCCGTATAGCTTGCACTTTGTATAACTTTCCAAGTACGTTGGAATATGAACTCACAAGCCGAATCAATATAGCTAGCCACTAGGCTATTCTCATCGTCATAACCTAATAACCTTAGATGCGTTTTAACGGCTTCTAATCCTATTGCTAACCCTGCTGGCTTCTGTGTTCTTACTATTCTCATATCGCTTTAAAATAAGGGGCTAGGCTTTTCAGCTTCGCCCCCATCACATTTATTACCTACTTCTCAGTTTTCGCTTTTCTACCTCGTTTCTTTTCGGCTTCAATAGCTTCCGCAAATCCTAACTCGACTAGTTCTTTTCCTAGCTTGTCAGATACTTCCGCTTGTTGACCTTTATAAGCCAATACGCCAAATTGAAACAATGGTTGTTTTGCTATTACTTTCATTATGCAGTCAATGAAGTGAATTTAACAAATGCGGCACCCTGAACTAGTGACCAGTCAACGTTAGAGTTAACTACCAATCGTACTTGGTCATTTCCTGCTACTGTGTAAGGATCAACCAAAATGTTAAGACCACCCCAACGTCCAAAGTGAACTCTTGAGAAGTCTCCGAAGATACCATCTCCGCTTGTGCCAGCTACCTTAGTTGCACCAGTTGTGAAGAATGCGTTCATTCCGTTAATTGTGTATCGGTTGTAACCACCCTCTGTAATTGTTGGAGTGATACCAGCTACATTCACACCAGCTAATGCATCAGCAATTAACTCAGTTGAAAGAATGTAAGAGTGATTTCCAGTCAATCCGTGATCGTTAGCAACGGTACGCATTGCACTCAACAAATCCTTTGGTACTGATACGCCGTAAGAGTGTGCAGCCTCCTCAGTAAATGTCAATACTCCAGATGTCGCAGCTAGTGCGCCTGGTGCATTTGATACGCTTGAAGTTGCAAACATAGCCGTGTTAATCAACTCAGCTTCTGAACGTCCTAAATCAGTCATTACTGCATTCATTGCAGCCGTTCCATTTTGTGCTAGAACTCGGTTAGATACATCTACGTACCCAGTCAAACGTACTGGTGCAAGTGTGTCCTTAGTGAAGTTTGCACCACCATCAGCAGCAGCACTATTCTCAGCAGTTGCCCATGCAAGTGTTTGCTTAGCAGTTACTGGCAATTTCATGTCACCTGACAAACCAGTATAAACATTGATACCTGGTACGTTAGCATATACTGCATTCTCACGTAGTGCTTCAGTATATCTTCCAACAGTTACTGGCTGAATAGCTGAAGTAGTTTGGTCGATGTCAGTACGTTTCTCTGTGTACTTGCTAGGGATTACAATGCGTAAACCTCCAGATTGAATACCAGCTTCACGTGCTTCATTAACACCCTCGCCAATCAATTCTGCTTCTGCTCCATCCAATCGTCCTTTTTTAGCCAAATCTCTAACCGCTTTGCCCATGTCGAAAGAACGTAGCATAGTGTTTTCGTCTTTGCTAGTTTCTTGCGTACCTTGTGCTGGGTTGAAGTTTTGACCTTGTCGGCTTGCAACATCTTTAATTGCTGCTTCTCGCTTTTCTGCTTTTTCAATGTCATCAGAAAGTGTCTCCATACGCTCAACAAGGCTATCAAATTCCGTAGCATCTGCTTCGGTCATTTCTGAACCTTCGTATTTCTTGCGTAATTCCGTGATCTGAGAATCTACTGTAGATCGCTCCTCACGTAGTTGTTTTGAATTTTTCATTTAAATTTTCGCTCTTAATTGTTTGTATTTGCGTTCTGTGTCCGTTACAGACCGCATATCTTCTTTTTTCTCAGCTTCTTTTGCTGATTCTAAATCTCTTTTTGCTACCGTTGTGTCTGGGTAGGCTGGTACCGTTACTGGTCCTAACTCAATAAGCCTTTCAACTTGCTTAATGGTACGCTCATCCATTCCATCTTCGCCCTTTTTCCATTCCGTGCCGCTTTCTGCCACCGTGAACATGAAACTAGACCCTTTTACGTTGCCTACTCGCACGTTTTCTAACAAGTCATTGCCAGCCGTTGTATTGGGTGCTTCAAATTCATATCGTAGCCCGTAATCGTCAACCGACAATCGCAAAGTATCAGAATCTGCTCGTGCCAGCACATTGTTAAAATCATGGTTGAATGTTGCTATTACACCTGACATATCTACATTGTCAAATGCAGTTCGCTCCATTTTCTCTCTAAACCAGCCTAAATTACTAGACCATTTGTTGAATACTGCACCGTAGCCAGTAATTGTACGGCTTTCCGTGCCATCCTCGTTCATTCGTATTTCTATTGCGCTTTCAAACGCTCGTTTTTCTGTATTACTCATTTCCCCCTCCATTATTAGGTTTATAATCGTCTCTTTCGTTAAAAGGTACTTGGTTATTTATGCTTAATAGGTAGTCATCAATACCACCTTGTAAATCTTCGAAATTTCTTGCTTCGCTAGGCTTTAACCAACTATTCTGTATGCCTTTTGCGTAGAACTCACCACGTGCTGCCATGTCACCTCGCATCAAACCATTAACGTCATAACGCCATTTGTATCTCATGCGCTGATCTTCTCGCAGTAGCTTTTTATTTTCTTCCTCAAATTTGTGTACATAGTTCATTATCGTGTACTGCACAAATTGAGTGTTGGTATTTTCAACGTTGTTATACTTGGCATCACCCATCTCATTTACTAAGTGAGTAGGCACACCTAACATTGTCGCTATTTCTGCTTTTTGGAACTTTCTGTCATCTAAGTATTGAGCATCTTGGTGATTCATCTTCAATGGCACGTACTTTTGACCTTTATCAAGAACTGGAGTACCCATATTGTCAGCACCCAAACTAACATTTGCCCAATTTTCACGAAGATTTCGCTTAGTTTCCTCATTCAAACTGCCTTCCAACTCCAAATAACCACTACTCAAAAAGCCTTTATCGTAGCTATTTTTGCCGTATTTCTGAGCTGAAATAGTAGCCCCAAGCTGGTTTTTGTAGGCTTGAATTGGGTTAATGCCTACATATCCATTGTGACTTAGCCCTTTAATGTGATACATATCCTCATAAAGCACCTTAATAGTTCCTTTTTCTTGATATTGCACCTCATAAACTAC